ATGACAAAAGAAAAACTATCTCCAGGAATGCAACAGTATTTAGATATAAAAAAAGATTATCCAGATGCTTTTTTGTTGTTTCGCATGGGAGATTTTTATGAATTATTCTATGATGATGCGACCAATGCGGCACAGATTTTAGAGATTGCTCTGACTAGTCGCAATAAAAACTCGGAAAATCCAATCCCAATGGCAGGAGTTCCTTACCATTCAGTGCAGCAATACATTGATGTTTTAATTGAAGCAGGCTATAAAGTTGCGATTGCAGAGCAAATGGAAGATCCTAAAAAAGCGGTTGGAGTAGTCAAACGCGAAGTAGTACAGGTGATTACGCCGGGGACAGTAGTTGATTCTTCAAAACCAGACAGTCAGAATAACTTTTTAGTGGCTTTGGATAAGCTGTCAGGTATATATGGACTGGCTTATATGGATGTGGGAACGGGTGAATTTCAGGTCACAAGTCTTAGTGACTTTAACATAGTCTGTGGAGAAATCCGAAACTTGCGAGCTCGTGAAGTGGTCTTAGGGTATGAATTGCCTGAAATGGAGCGCCAAGTATTGGAGACTCAAATGACTCTCCTTTTATCGCAAGTAGAAACTACATTTGATGATGTTCAGCTACTAGGAAAGGACTTGTCACCGCTAGAGCACCAAGTAGCTGGAAAGTTATTACAGTATGTTCATAAAACGCAGCTACGTGAGCTTAGTCATTTGAAACAAGTTCATCATTATGAAATCAAAGATTTCTTGCAGATGGACTACTCAACTATGGCAAGTCTGGATTTAACAGAGAATGCTCGGACAGGAAAGAAGCACGGGAGCCTTTATTGGCTGATGGATGATACCAAGACAGCTATGGGAACACGATTGTTGAGAGCGTGGATTCAACGTCCGTTGATTGATAAAGAGCGAATCGTCAAGCGGCAGGATGTAGTGCAAGTCTTTTTAGATCATTTCTTTGAGCGCAGTGACTTATCAGACACTCTCAAAGGAGTGTATGATATTGAGCGTTTAGCCAGTCGGGTTTCGTTTGGCAAGACCAATCCAAAAGATTTATTACAACTTGCTGCGACATTGAGTCATGTACCACAAATTAAGGGAATCTTAAAAGGAATTGACAGCCCAGTTTTGGAAGATTTGATTGCCAAATTGGATGAAATTCCTGAACTGGCGTCCTTAATTCAGTCAGCAATTTCGCCGGATGCTCCAAATGTCATTACAGAGGGTAATATTATTAAAACAGGTTTTGATGAAACCTTGGATAAATATCGAGTGGTTATGCGAGATGGAACGAGCTGGATTGCAGATATTGAGGCGAAAGAAAGAGAAGCTAGTGGAATTAACAACCTGAAGATTGATTACAATAAAAAAGATGGTTATTATTTCCATGTCACCAATTCTCAGCTTGAGCATGTTCCCAGTCATTTTTTCCGCAAGGCAACTTTGAAAAATTCGGAGCGTTTTGGTACGGAAGAACTGGCTCGTATTGAAGGTGAGATGTTGGAAGCGCGTGAAAAATCAGCTAATTTGGAATACGAGATTTTTATGCGCATTCGTGAGGAAGCTGGTAAATATATCAAACGCCTGCAATCCTTGGCGCAAACTCTGGCAACGGTTGATGTGCTGCAAAGCTTTGCAGCTGTAGCAGAAAAGCAACATTTTGTGAGACCAGAATTTATTGAGCAGCGCTCTATCCAAATTGATAAAGGGCGGCATGCGGTCGTAGAAAAAGTTATGGGTGCACAAACCTACATTCCTAATAGCATTTCAATGGATGAGAATGTTAATGTTCAGCTAATTACAGGCCCAAATATGAGTGGGAAGTCAACTTATATGCGGCAGTTAGCGATTATTGTGATTATGGCTCAAATGGGCTCTTATGTTTCAGCCGAAAGTGCCCAATTGCCGATTTTTGATGCAATCTTTACTCGAATTGGTGCAGCTGATGACTTGGTTTCTGGACAATCAACCTTTATGATTGAAATGATGGAAGCGAACCATGCTATTTCTCAAGCAACAGAAAATTCACTCATTCTTTTTGATGAGTTAGGAAGAGGAACAGCTACCTATGATGGCATGGCGCTTGCTCAAGCTATTATTGAGTATATTCACAATCGGACAGGAGCCAAGACACTTTTTGCGACTCACTATCACGAGTTGACAGAACTGTCAACTAGCTTGACACAACTAGAAAATGTCCATGTAGAAACCCTAGAAAAAGATGGTCAAGTAACATTTCTTCATAAGATTGAGGTTGGACCTGCTGATAAATCTTATGGGATTCATGTAGCAAAAATTGCAGGTTTGCCAAATGATTTGTTGACAAGAGCGGATCAAATATTGACACGATTAGAAAGCCAAGCAAATGAGAAGTCATCTTTTGGCATCTCTAATACATTGCCTACGGATGCTCGTGAAAAAAATCAAGTGGCTGAGCAGATGTCTTTATTTACAGAAACAACTGAATCACCTATTTTAGACGAGTTGCGCCAGTTGGACATTTATAATATGACCCCAATGGAAGTGATGTTGGCTGTGGCAGAGATAAAGAAGAAACTTTAAAATGTTGAAGCTATAGTGGATGTGACTGGCTAACAGCTTAATTTGCTGAATGTCATACCAGCATTGCAGCTAGGGTCTAATCTTCAAACCACAACAATTTAGTAAGCTATGATCGTTTTCTATCAATCTGCATTCTAAGTTGGGCTCAAATAACCGCCGTGAGTTTTTTCACAGCGGTTATTTCTTGCTATTTGCTTTGTTTGTTTAAGTGATGATTGATTTTCTCAATTTTCTTTTTAGTCAGATAAGACAGGATTGTCCAAAGGATGAGATAAACAACAGTAAATTCCAAAATTAACTGTAAGATGAAAATGGGTTCACTTGGAAACCAGCCGGCTAATAGAGCTAGAGGGATAAACCCTAAAATCATAAGCCCATAATGACAGATTGTTGCTTTGAGAATGCTCCAATCTTTTTTGAAAAGCTCTTTCCCTAAGCTAAAGAGCAAGCCGATTAGACACCATATCGCTGCGCAATAGAGAACGACTAAGGCGCCGTGAATATGATGCTGTTCCATCCAAAGACCAACTGCTGAATAAGGGTTGAGCGGATGATAGACAGGTGCAAAAAAGTAAGAAAAGATGACGGATAGGAGAAGCCCGATAACAATACCTCCTAGAGCATCTCTGAATAATGTTTTTTTCATAGCTGTAATTTCTCCTTTATAGCTTTGAGATAACGGCGAGATGAATAAGTTATCTGACCGTTTTTTAGTGTAATCTGAATCAGACCGCTGCCGGTCAATTTCAGATGATCAATCTGTTTGGTATTGATGATTTCAGATTGGGAAATCTGTAGAAAATCAGCAGGAAGCAATTCCAAAACTTGATAAAGTGGAAGCCCTAAGTGATAATTGTCTGTTACTGTTTCAGCCCAAACTTGGCGATTTTCAATATAAACCCGCTGAATTTCAGTAGTATCTAATAGGTAAATCTCTTCCTCTTTTTTGGCTCGAATAACTTTGTTTTTATCGAGTTGTTGAGCAAATTTCAGCAGTTGCTGAATGGCATCTGACAAAGCCGGTGCTTCGATAATGACTTTTTCCTCTGAAAACTTTTCGTCAATATGCAATTGAACTTTCATAAACATCCCTTCTTTCCAGATGTTGGTTTGCTGCTGATTTTCGTTAATACCAAGAGGTCACTAACTACCTCCCTCTTCCTAAATCTATTAAACATTATTTCGACTAGGAAAACAAGGACTTTTACCTAAGTGGTTGCTTTGCTTGTCTATTTGGTTCTTTCTAGGAAATGAGGTGTGTTCCCCTCACACCAGACTTCTGATAGAAAAACAGCTTTATGTTATAATAATAGCTAGAATACTTACGGAGAAAACTATGTCAAAAATTATTGAACTAGGAAATAGATAGTTTTACAACTCATTGACAGCTCTTAACCGTTGATATTACTGGGTTTTATCAATATTATGTAATATTAGAAGTTGTTAGAAAATCCTTAAAAGTCCACAAAAAGGTGAACAAAAAAAGACCTTTACAGGTCATTTACAATATGAGTTCAGCAGGCAAGAACTGGCGTAGTGAATAGCTACGCTTTTTAGTTGCTTGTAGCCTTGCTGATAAGATTATTATACCATGTCATCACACGCATTTCTGTTGCTGCACATGCTGACTGTGTCTAGGCTTGTAACTTTGTTTCTAGGGCTTGAGTTAGCACCTCAGAATAATTTACTTTTTCACGATCCGCTAATCTTACTAGCCATTCAGGGACAGTCACATTCTTTCTAACGGCTTTATTGTTGCGAATAAACGGGGTAGGGTCTGCTTGTATCATGCTAACAAAGCCGTCTTTAACGGTTAAAGCCATGATGTCGCTAGGCTTTGGCATATCTAATCCTTCGTCTATGTAAGCAGCTAAAACACTCTCAAGCATTTCACGGGCATTTTTCAAGGCTTCTTCAACATTTGCCCCTTGTGTGCCTCCTCCAAACTCTGGAAATTCTACCCAATAAGAACCGTCTTCCTCTTTATGAAAAATTGCTGGATATGATTTTAACATAGTCTGTTACCTCCAAAAATGAAAGATAAGGGGGATTATTTCAGCCCCAAATCTTTCAGGATTTTGCTTTCTAGCCCTCTTCCTAAATCCTTGTTTCCATGGATTGGGATAGTCACTATATAATCAAAATCTTCATGTTTGAAATGGTGATGGCTGCCGTTCTGTCGGATTTCTACCCAACCATTTTTCTCGGCTAGCTTTGCCATTTCTTTTCCTGTAAGTGGCATAGTGCACGTTACCTCCTTACATTTTCTATTATACACATTATGCGCATTGAAAGCAAGTGGAAAGAAAAAGTTTTTTAACTGATAGCATGTATAAAATACTGCAGTTTAGCATTTAGCTATGGATTGATAATAAGGTTCTAAAAACGGAACGATTTTGCGCCAAGTCTCCCTCGTGACTGTTCCCAAATAGTTCGGCGGGTCACTGGGTAAACGCCCTTTGTTCTGCCGATAGTAAGGATTTTTAACCAAGCGACTTCACCTCCTAATCCGTCCCCCGTGACACCCCTTAAAAATCTGAAAAATCGGCGTGCGACGTAAGATGATATCTTGTCGCGGCTCTCTTGCTCTCGCAAGGGTGCGGGGGGGTGTTTTAAAATTGATTTTTTCTTTTCCTCTTGCATTCAAAAATTTCAAAAAGGGAATTTTTTGCACAGAAGAGGGCAGCGTCCTTTTATTCCAAATAACCTCTACCCCGTTCAAAAAAATAGGGGGCAAATAGCCCCTGTATCTTGGTTTGTATAAATACTGTTTCAACCTGTTACGTAAGGTTTAAAGACAAGCAATTCACAGGCTTTATACCATTCCGCAAACTCTAATAATGCCTTGCTTTGTTCTCTGTAAAATTCCGATTCAGACAAGTCTAATTCCATGTATATACAGATATTGCTACACTGTCTTGCTTTGCAAAATCTTCTAATCAATATTTCTTTGTACATATCACTAGAAAGCAAACTAACAGCCTTGTCTATCTCTGTTTTCTCCCTTTCTGCGTCTAGCCTTTTTACTACAAAGGTTTCAAGTCCTTTGCTTGGCTGATTGTTCTTGCTACGTGGTTGGTCTGAAAAAGCACTGGCGCTTCGCAAAGTGTATTCACTCCCAGCAATTCGACACAAACGGCGATAAGTCTGTAAAATCTTTTTAGCCTTGGCTTGAGTTGCTTTTTCGTCAATCTCTTGAAACAATTCCAGCATGTTTTATCTCTCCTGTGATATAATAGAGTTATCGAATTTATACCAAAAGGAGCTAGCACAAGCTGGCTTTTTTTGCTATTTTCTGCGCGTGTTCTTTGGATTATCCATGACTCAAATAGTTATTTTCTCTTTGTTCGTTCTTTGTTCAATCACGCGCTATCTTGTTAGATCTTATATTCAATACCTTACCAAAAGCCCGCTTGCTTTTCAAGTCTAGCTAAACAATAAAAGAGGCACGCGCCTCTTTGTTATTTCTTAACTTGTTTAGTCTTTAATTGTCGAATTGAATACCGCTTATCTTTGATACTGTAAATCCTGAACGAATTCCCCTCTAAGCCTTTAAGAATGCGGCTATAGTTACGTTCGTTATACACTGTTTTTAATTCATCACCGCTTAGATTGGTATTGATAATTGTATTCTCACGATTGTTAAGTATATCAAATAATAAATTCTGTTCCCAATCGTTCTTAGGTTTAATAACCGCATTCTTTGCCCCTAGATCATCAATGATAAGGTAGTCAGGCTTTTTCAAGAGTTCCACGGCATCAGATTTAGTAAGAGCTGCATTCTTGCCATAACTCCAACCGTCCTGAATTTTATTAACAATATCTGTAAAGGTTACAAACAGAACGCTTTTAGGCTCTCCTTTGGCCTTGTAGCCCTCGTTTATAGCCTTAGCAATAGCTACGCTTAAATGACTCTTTCCTATCCCTGTAGATCCTGTAAATAGGGTATTTCCTGTCATGCCGTCCAGGTATTTCTCTACTTGCCCTCTAGCAAACTTCAGTAGTTGCTTTTCCTCGGCTGTCTCAGCTATGAAATTCTCAAAGCTAGCCTCTTTTAACTCTCTAGGGATCGTACTGTCTCGCATAAGCACATTATAGGTTTTTTGATAGACTTGTTGGTTTGTGGCTTCGTTAGCTAACTCTTGTTCTTCGCGCTGTATATTCTCTCTGACACATTCAGGGCAAAACTCTTGCAACTTACGTTCATCACTTCCCCTAATAGGTATTGATATTTGCCAATAGTTCACGTTATGAATTGAGCAGACCTTATCAAGTATTTTTCTATTTTGATACTCTTTGAACTGTTCCTCCATGTTTTCACCTCCTCCTAAAACGGGACATCAGGGAAGTTGTCCTGTGTTGGTTGTGCTAATGGCTGTTTCTTAGCCTCGTAAGCTGCTTGATTTTGTTTGACTTGCTCGATAGTCTTTAATCCTTGACCTTGCCAGCGTTCAAGGATTGAGCGCGTGTATCTAATAGACCTACCGTTGTTCAATATGGTTTGTTCAAGAGCATAAAGTAACAAAGTCTGGCCGTGAGTAGCTAGCAAGTCTTCAACCTCTGTCACCATTGTGCCACTAACAGACATTTCACCAAAAGCCTCTTTTAGTTTTTCAAAGATAATATTTTTACCAGCTTCACCAGCTTTTTCTTGCTCTAGCTGTTGCTCTATCTCTTTCTCTGTATCTATATCTATCTCTGTCTTACACGTAGTTAACGTGGTAAGATTATCAGATAACATTGTAAGATTTTTATTTTTTTCTCGTTGTTCTCTGCGGTATTCCCGCATATAGGCGGCTTGGTTCGTTTCCTGTTGTACCATGGCTTTAGCTTGTGGCAGCTTTGCATTTTTATCCTCATCAATTTGAATTAAACCGCATTTTGTAAAATATGCCATAGTCATTTCAATATCATCTTCTGAAACATCTAGCTTTAAGGCTAATTCTGCTTTTAAACTATCAAAGTATCCCTCGTAGTAAAGAATGCAGTCACTATCAAGACTTTCAAGCATAAGTCTGATATATATAACTGTCATAGTGTAACCACCCGGTAAAGTTTTAAGTCTCTTGATAAAGATATTATCAAAAAACTTTTTATCAATTTTTAACCAAAAATAAACTTTTGTTTTTGCCATTGTTCCCCCTAATCTACTCCCAAAAATACCAGAATATCGCTTACTTTATAAAAGACTTTCCTAGTGTCTTCTAGTGGTGGCTGGTATCGCTTTAAACCTGCTTTTTCCCAACGTGCCAAGGTTTTGGATTTTATCCCTAGTTCCTCCTTAACCTGTTGGGCTGTCATTAGTCCAAGCTGTCTTGGCTTTGGCTGCGTGTAAGACTGCAGAAAGTTAGAAAGCAAGGTTAGGGCTTCTGCCTTTAGTTGTGTTTCTGTATCTAAGCTAAATAATGCCATATTAACCGCCTTTCAAATATTTGTCTTGTTCATTCAAGTTCGCATACATGAGGGCGCTAATCCGCTTTTGCTCATCTTGTCGTTGTCTATCTAGTGCTCTGATACCTGCCAGACGTTCGCTGTCATTTGCTGGGATATAGTAACCGCCTGCTAGGTCACGGCTTCCACAAATAGCGATATGATACTTAATTACTAAACCGCGAATAATGCCTCGAACGGTTCGGATATCTAGCCCTGTGAGTTTAACAATCTCTTTGCCTGCGCGTGGTCTTTCTGCTCCCTGCGGAATAAGAGCAAGCACGCGCTTATAATTCTCTGGTAAAGTTGGAAGCTTCATTCAATCGCCTCTCTTTCTTTGCTGGCTAGGATAATCTGCCCTCTTTCCCACATATCACAAAAATCCATTAAAGTTTCTAAAACTCGTTCTAGTTGGTTTCGTTCCTCAATACTGTAACAGTCAAATTTATCTTCTAGGGAAAAATCTAGCATAGTCTGATAGGCTTCTTCTAGCCAAATACCAAAGTTCTTAGCTCTTTCATTTGCAAGGTCAAACTCTTTTTTATCTGCCATGTTCTGCCTCCATAACCTCTAGCCATTTTTCAATTTTTCTGAGTTGCTTTTTAGTGATATAGCCCCTCCGCTTGTAAGCAATCGCCCAAGCATTAAACAGTTGAGTACAAATACCAGCAAGAAAGAAAAGTAGTAGCGTTAAAATTGCGCCTAGTAGTTCGCTCATTTGTTTAATGCCTCCAGTTCCTTGGGTTTGTCATTGTTTAATAGCAGAAAGGCAATTTTGTCTAGTCTTTGGCAAAGTTTTTCGTTTTGTGCATAAGCAGTCTCAATATATTTCTTAGCTATCCAGTTAAAGGTCGCTGTATCCACTTTTTGCGTTATCTCTAAGGCTTCTAGAGTTAAGTTATTCATTTCTAAGCTGTTCATGATGTCAGTTAGTTCACTACCTAAGTCGATTAGTTTTTCAGTGCTCAATAATACTGTTGTTGTTTTCGTCATGGTGTTTTACCTCGTTTAAATTTTCTTGTATTTATGCCCTTTTTAAGGGGTAGCGCCCTCCGTATGGTCAAAATGTCCTAGATATGGTATAATCTAGCTATAAATCTTTACTAAAACCCTTACGGCTTGCCTACTGTATTGTTTTAGTATTTGTGTGAAAGGCTTCCTACTTGGTCGGTTGGTTAAGCCTTTTTGTTTTATTCTGTTTTTAAGCACTCTAATAGGCGTTTTGAGCGGTTGAAACGGTTAGGGATATAATTATATCCTTGAGACATTTCAAGTTGATTTTGGCTATATCTTATTGGCGAAAATCAGCTTAAAATCGATTCTAGCGCTTGCTGCTTATTCAGCTTTTGAGTTATCGTTGTCATTTAAAATATATTCAAGCCCTGTTTTGATAAAATAAAGGCTAGTTAGTGCTTGTTTTTTATCACCTTGTAAAATAGCATTGTCTGCAAGGTCGATCATAGCGTATAGATGGGCTTTTTCTTGTTCGTTTGATAGATACATTTTTTATCCTCCTTGTTGTGGTCTAAAGACCATGGATTTTATTTCCTGATAAGTCATGCCTAGCTTAATCATAGCAATAGCCATATCTTCTAAGTCTTGATATCTGGCTAGCTCGGTACTGGTTAGGCTATCAATGCCATTATAGCCGCCACGCGCCGCCATCAGTTGCTTTTTATTCATGTCACTAGTACCTTTTAGCAAAAGATTTGTAATGGTGTTATGCGGGTGCTGGGGTGCTTCTTTCCAGCTTTCTATGCTGTCATGCAAAGTTTTACGCTTTGGCTTTTCTAAAGCACGCTGTAGCTTAAACTTTGCTAGCTCGTCCCGCATTTCAAAGAATGCTTTGACTAGGTTTGTTTTGAATTTGACTACTTGCGGTGTGTTATCTAAGTAGGTGATTAACAACGTGGCTTGTTGTTCGTTTAGATGATAGACCTTTTTAGGTCTTCCTTTTCCGTCTAATTTATGGATTTCAAATCCATAAAATCCAAACACCTCAAATCGTTCCTTATGATTTCTTAATAGGCGCGTTACTGTGTGGTGCTGTACTCCAGCGCATTCAGCAACTATCTCGCTAGTAGTGTACGGCTCTTTCTTGCCGTCCATGTAAACTAATTCCATGCTTGCCTGCTCCGCTCTATTCTTCTGGCGTAAGTAGTTCGTCTATAGTGACGCCTAAATAGTCAGCTACTTTTTGCAATGTCTGAATGTCTGGCTTTTTAGTTCGTTCATAATACAAGGCAATCAAAGCGCTTTTTGAAATACCTGTTTTGTTATGTACGTCCGAAACCTTTTTCCGTCGCTTTGCTAAAAGAACGCGAAAATTATTTTTCATACTTTAGCTCCTTTCCACCAAAAGCCGCAACTTAATTGCGTCATATATTATATATTAGCGCTATTTTTTTGCGTTGTCAAGTATTGTTTTTTCTAAAGCCGTAATTTTTTTGCGTATCTTAGAAAAATGTGTTATAGTTTGTTGTGAAAGGCCGTAATAGTATGAATAGATTAAAAGAATTACGAAAACAAAAAAAGCAAACTCAAAAAGAGCTTGCCCTTGAATTAAAAATTCCTTTACGAACTCTTCAAAGTTGGGAAAATAAAGAGAGTCAAATCAAACAGGACAAAGCCCAGACGCTAGCTGACTACTTTGGTGTAAGTGTTGGGTACTTGTTAGGGTATGACGATATTACTAAGGTAGATGTTACTGATGTAGAAACTTTCAAGCTTTTTGAAAAAGTTGCTGATGAGCAAACAAAAGAATTTGGGTTAAAAGAAATAACAGATATTGAACAACTTAAAGAATTAAAATCAGATGCATTGATAGCCCTTAAGTTTATTGAAAGTATTAGAAATAGTTTAACTATTGGTGTTATTAAACCTTATTCTTATCCCTGGAAAATGGAAGAGATTTCTAATATTTTGCTTGATTTGCTCACCACAATAGAACGTCGTGAACAAGAATTGGCTGATTAGTTGTTTAAATCGTTAAATATTTAATAAGTTCACGCGCCACTAAGTTTTTCCATGATTTGTGCGTGATTTCTCGGGGTTCGTTCGGAGTTCAGCAAGTCAAATATCTTAAAATCTAATTTTTAAAACACCAACAGAAAGGAAGCCATGAACGAATTACAATTTTTAATCTATTCAGCAGATAACAACCAAGAAACAGCTAGCGTTATTATACGCGGGGAAACTATCTGGGCTAGTCAGAAAGAAATGGCTAGGCTGTTTGGTGTTGGTGTCCCTGCCATTAGTAAGCACTTAAAAAATATCTTTGAAGAGGGAGAATTAGAAGAAAAAGTGGTTGTTTCCAAAATGGAAATAACCACAAAACACGGTGCAATTGCTGATAAAACCCAAACTAAGGATGTCAGCTACTACAATCTTGACGCCATTATCTCCGTAGGTTATCGGGTCAACTCTCAAAAAGCCACGCGCTTCAGACAATGGGCTACTTCGGTACTGCGTGAGTACATGATAAAAGGCTTTGCTATGGATGACGAACGCTTGAAACAAGGGGAAAACCTCCTAGGAAAAGACTACTTCCGCGAACTCTTGGAACGTGTCCGCTCTATCCGTGCTAGTGAGCGCCGTATCTGGTTACAGATTACGGATATTTTTGCAGAGATTTCTATCGATTATGACCCACAAAGTACACTTACAAAACAATTCTATGCTGATGTACAAAACAAGTTTCATTATGCTATTACTGATCAGACTGCTGCAGAAATTATATATACGAAAGCAGACCATACCAAGGACAACATGGGACTAACCACTTGGAAAAATTCCCCAGACGGTCGTATCTTACAAATGGATACCCAGGTAGCAAAGAATTACCTAACAGAAAAAGAAATTAGCTCTCTTGAAAGAAGTATCTCCAGCTATTTTGATTACCTTGAAAGACAAATAGAGCAGCGAAAACCCCAGACCATGCAGCAGCTTGCTGAAAGCATTGATCGCTTTTTGACTTTCCAAGAATACGATATTTTAGAGGGGCATGGTAAAATCACTTCTAAGGCTGCTAAGGATAAGGCAAAGTTAGAGTATCAACTTTTCAATAAAACCCAAAAGATAAATTCAGACTTTGAGAAAGAGCTTAAAGGGCTGATTGACAAATAACCTCATAAAACGCGTTTTAAGCGCTTGTCTGCTTTTCTGGTATAATTTACCGTCTTACATAAAACAAACAAAAATAGGGATGTTCTCGTAGCTCCTAGCATGATATAAACCCAATCTAAAACTTTTACGGCTTGCCTGCTGATAGAAAGGGATATCATGAGAATAACAGAAGTCAAAAAGAAAAACGGTACAACTGTGTACCGTGCTAGTGTTTATCTCGGTGTTGACCAGGTAACAGGTAAGAAAGTAAAAACCAGCGTAACAGGACGGACAAGAAAAGAGGTTAAATTAAAAGCTCAACAAGCCCAGATAGATTTTAAACTGAATGGCTCAACCATTCAAAAGACAGTCACGGTCAAGAATTTTCAAGAGTTGGCCGACATATGGCTAGAAAGCTATAAGCTGACCGTTAAGCCTCAAACCTATGAGGCGACATTGAGCAATCTAAGAACCCATATTTACCCAGTTTTTGGGAACAGACAACTTGACAAGATAACGGCTAGTGATATACAAGTTTTTATTAATCAACTATCAAGATATTTTGAAAACTTTGTGACAATACGGTCAATCATCAGGAGGATTTTTCAGCAAGGAATATTGCTGCAGCTTGTCACCAATAACCCAGCTAGAGATATTATACTTCCTAGAAGACAAAAGAAGGCTGATGATAACAAGGTAAAGTTTATTGCTCCAGATGATTTGAAGGCTTTTCTTGATAATCTAGAAAAGAAGCAGTACAAGCGTTATGGTTTGTATTATGAGTATGTCCTCTATCATTTGCTCTTGTCTACAGGGTTACGGATTGGTGAAGCCTGCGCCTTAGAATGGACTGACATAGACCTTGATAAGAGTACAATCACAGTAAATAAAACGTATAACAAAGGCTTAAAGGCGGTTAGTACAGCCAAGACAAAGTCAGCTAACCGAACCATTAGCATAGACAAGAAAACGGTCAATATGCTGCGCTTATACAAGAATAGGCAACGCCAGCTATTTTTCGAGACTGGGGCGCGTGCTCCGTCTGTTGTCTTTGCCACCCCTACAAGAGAATATTTTGATTTGGCAATTAGGCAAAGCGCTTTAGATACCCGTTGTAAAGAAGCAGGTATCCCTCGCTTTACCTTTCACGCTTTCCGCCATACTCACGCTAGTTTATTGCTGAATGCTGGTATCTCATACAAAGAATTACAATATCGCTTAGGTCATGCAAATATTACAATGACTTTAGACATCTACAGCCACCTATCAAGAGACAAAGAAAAAGAAGCAGTAGCTTACTTTGAGAAAGCCATTAGCTCCCTTTAGTCCACAAAAAGGTGAACAAATTGAGTTTTTGATAGCTGTAAACATCATCAGAACCTTATTAAATCAACGTTTAGAAAGGGTAAAACCAAAAACTATGTCAAAAATTATTGAACTACCAGAAAATCTTGCTAATCAGATTGCAGCGGGTGAGGTTATTGAGCGACCTAGCAGCGTTGTCAAGGAGTTAATAGAAAATTCTATTGATGCTGGTGCCACTCAGATTATAGTTGAGATTGAAGAAGCGGGACTCAGGAGCATTCAAGTCATTGATAATGGTGAAGGAATTGAGCATGAGGAGGTTTCCTTGGCTTTGCGGCGGCATGCTACTAGTAAAATCAAGAAACAAGCCGACCTTTTTCGAATTCGGACATTGGGCTTTCGGGGCGAGGCGCTTCCATCCATTGCCTCTGTTTCACGTTTGACGATTGAAACTGCGACAAGTAGTGGTGCACATGGAACGCTTCTGATTGCGCAAGGTGGAGAAGTTGAGACTTTAGATCCAAGTAGCTGTCCTAGGGGTACCAAAATCAAAGTGGAAGACCTTTTTTTCAACACGCCTGCTCGCTTGAAATATATGAAAAGCCAACAAGCGGAACTATCTCATATTGTAGATGTGATTAACCGTTTAAGCTTGGCTCATCCGGAGGTCGCTTTCACTCTTGTTAATGACGGTAAAGAGATGACACGGACAGCAGGAACAGGAAATCTGCGTCAAGCAATTGCTGGTATTTATGGACTGACAACAGCCAAAAAAATGATTGAAATTTTAGCATCTGATTTGGATTTTGAAGTATCAGGCTATATTAGTTTGCCAGAATTAACAAGGGCTAATCGGAATTACATTACTATCCTCATCAATGGTCGCTACATCAAGAATTTCCTACTCAATCGAGCTATTTTAGATGGATATGGTAGCAAGCTCATGGTGGGACGTTTCCCGATTGCTGTGATTGATATTCGGATTGACCCATATCTTGCTGATGTTAATGTTCACCCGACCAAGCAAGAAGTGCGGATTTCAAAGGAGCGAGAGCTCATGGCCTTGATATCGCAAGCTATTGCTGTAAGTTTGAAAGAGCAAGATTTGATTCCGGACGCATTAGAGAATTTAGCCAAATCAACCATTAACCGAGCAATTAAGTCTGAGCAGACCAGCCTCCCTCTCAAAGAGAACCGACTTTATTACGATAAAGAAAGAAATGACTTCTTTGTGAAACCACAAGTGTCAGAAGCTCAACCTTCTTTTGAGGAATCTGCCCGATTAGACCAACAATCTGCTGATACAGATGAACTCAATTCAAAATCTGCTTCTGTCAAATTTGCAGAAAGGCAATCTCCTTCTTACAATCAACTAGATCATCCAGAGCTGGATCAGGCGAGCTTAGAGAGAGCTTTAGATAAGCTAGATGGAGAAGAAACTTCAACGTTTCCAGAATTGGAATATTTCGGGCAAATGCACGGCACCTACCTTTTTGCTCAAGGAAACGGTGGCCTTTATATTATTGACCAACATGCAGCTCAAGAGCGAGTAAAGTACGAATATTACCGCGAAAAAATCGGAGATGTAGATGCTAGTCAGCAGCAGCTTCTGGTTCCCTATATTTTTGAATTTCCAGCCGATGATATGCTGCGTCTGAAACAACGGATGTCTCTTTTAGAAGAAGCCGGTGTTTTCCTTGAAGAATACGGAACTAATCAATTTATTCTTCGTGAACATCCCATTTGGCTTAAGGAAGAGGAGATCGAATCAGGTATTTATGAGATGTGCGATATGCTCCTTCTAACCAAGGAAGTCTCTATCAAGAAATATCGCGCTGAGCTGGCTATTATGATGAGTTGCAAACGCTCTATTAAAGCCAATCACAGTTTGGATGACTATTCAGCGCGTGATTTGATCTTCCAGCTATCACAATGCGATAATCCCTACAACTGCCCTCACGGTCGTCCCGTTTTGGTCAACTTCACCAAATCTGATATGGAAAAAATGTTCCGTCGGATTCAGGAAAATCATACCAGCCTGAGAGAATTGGGGAAATATTAAAACTATTTATAAAAGCTCTAAAACAGAGAGAGTTTGGGACAAAAAGATTTCAATTTTTAAAAATCTTAATTATTAAGCCCTTCAAATCTATAATTAAATGCGAAAAGCGAACAAAGCAGAATTCTGATTTGTTCGCTTTTTATATTTGAGGTCGGACTTTTGTCCCAGCCTCCTCCGCACAGCTCGAAAGGTTTGGGGAACCCTTCGAGGCTGGAAATAAAGTCAAGTGAAACTTGGGTCAAAAGGACTGGAAAAGTTGAGTTATCAACGTATTAGAGTCCACTCAGCAGTGATTGATTGGCACTAAAGTGCCTAATCAATTGTGCATGGGAAACTCTACATTGACTAAAGTCACTAGAGCTTCTCCAAACCACTGCGTCTTATAATTCTGACTATATAAACAAAAGAAGCTGAGCACTTTTGTCTCAGCTTCTGTTTTTAAGATTTTATCTGTAATTGAGTTTCAGCAGTGATTTAAGATGTTTGGCTATAGGAATGGGGTTCTTGATGTTCAGCACTTTCTACTCTAAAGTTAGTTATCTGGTCCAAGTAAGTTTTCTTGATGGTCAGATACCTCTTGCAAGATAAGGCTGCGCCGGCAGATAGAAAGAAGAGGAAAAAGATGAGGGATGGATTCCAGGGAAGATAGAGTCCTCCTGCGAAAAAGAAGAGGGTGATGGCCAGAAAGAGGATATAGAGGACGTTGACCAGACCAAAGCTTCTGACCTCCTGTTGATAGCCCTCGCTTTCCGAAGTAGTCCACTTGGATCTGGCTTCTTTCTCATCTGCCTGATATTGAGAGAACTTGAACAT